GACTCATATGACCGTCTTTCAACAACCTATCAGCCAAGGCTATGTCCTTCTCTATGTCTGGTGTACTGTTGTCATGATTTAAATATGACACACGCGCACAACGTGCTACAGAACATTTAACAGCTTCTTCCAACTTATACCAATGTTGTCTTATTTCATTATTATCAAAATAGCCTCTTGATATAACATCAAATTCCACATAAGGGAGATGCCATTCTCCAGGTTCCAATCTAGTAGGGCTACTTTGGGCCATAAGTATCTTTATAGCCTTTGCCAATTCATATATCTCTGGTTGTGCGTCTGGATGGTAACGTAGCTTAAAGAAGTTATCCCATTCTGTAGCTGTAACAATCACACGTATATGTGCAAATGGTTCTAACAAACGATTCACTACCTGCTTGTGAACATTCTCCTCTACTAACCATTCAGCCCTATCCACAGCCTTGTCCCGTGCTGTAAGCCACATCCCTTTGACTGTTTCAATATCCAATACTTCTTGTCTAGCTTGCATCCCAGGTTGATTCTTCCCCCAATGGACAGGCATAGCCGGATTGTGCATCACTTCGTTTATGCACTTCTCCACAGGGATAGCTCTGCTACTACTAGCATTCCTACTAAACATCCTGTGCGTAAGAAATTCACTGTGAATGAATCTAGGATAACATAGCTCCATTGTCACTAACCTACCACCAGCAGGGCTAATAGAATCAGCCACAATTTTAGCACTTATTGTCAATGTAAATCTCCATCACCTTGTAAATTGAATATCTCAAAATCACCTAACACCATTGTCACTAATACATCCTGTCTTTCATCATATCTCCATTGATAGACATAAGAATGAGTATTAAAATCATGATTTTCATTCTCTTCCAAATCATCAATGATGGACAAGGCATAGTCTTTCATACTATCATTAGCATTAGACAAATCAATATCTTTATCTACTGATTGAAGTTCTTCTAGTAAATCAATCATACCTTCATAATAATACCATTCTTTACTATTACTATTCTTCTTATTCCTAGATTTAATGCATTCTTTATACAATTCATCTAGTAGTGTATTGTCTATTTTCATTCTTTTTCCTTTTACCTGCTTCAGCAATTTCTTCTAATGTTCTGAAACACCACACCCAAAACAATGCATCAATACCACACCGTTATCATCAGTTATAGCTAATGATGGCGTTTTCTCACTATGGCATTTGTTATCCTGCAACTCCTTCATTTTGGCTAGGATTTGTTCAAGCTCTTCAACCGAAATCCAGCCGCCATCTATTATTAATGTTGGGCCAATTGGGTTAATCGTAAATTCCAAATCTTCAGATCTTCCGATAACAAAACCATGACAATCTACGCTAAACTTAATCATCATTCTCTCCACTATCTTCGACTATGCGCCATATTTTATTGCTAATCATCTTTGCTGTTGCGTTATTGTGAATCTGAAATATAGTTGTATGTATATCGTCAGGAGATTCAGGCTCGTGAAAAGTTTTCCTTGTCGTAATAGCATTCCAGAACACACTCTGTTTTGTTAAATTTCACAGGAATTTCCTGTGCAAGCCAAAGTTTGGCTTCCTTCTGTGGCATCTCTGTCCTCAATCATTTCTGTAAAATCAATGTTGCTAGGTAGTAATGCTAACATATCTTCATATTGTTGTCTAGTACAATCTTCATATGGTGCTTGTACATATGTATGATCTGAGAACGGAAGAAATGATACACCACTCAATTCATCAAAATATTTCCACACCCAAGCAATGACATCTGGCCATTCTTCGTCTTTCACTGAAATAGTGACAGAAGGTTTATGTTCACACCAATGACGCTGGTAGAGAAGCCATAATTCCAATTGTTCAATTGCTGTTCTATCTGTTCTACACACTGCCCCTTCTGGAGATTTGAAAGGGAAGCTAAACACTGCTGTTGTATCTGGAGCACGTACATCATCTTCAACTAGAAGTCCTTTGTCTTTTAAGAACAAATACATTGGGTCTTTCTTATCCATTCTTATTCGTCTGATATAATAAGGACTGTGGCGAGCATGTATCCCAGAAGCGGAGTTAACAAGTTGGCTCACTGTCCCACTAGGCTTAACACAAGTAATAGCAACAGAAGAAGTGATTCCAAGCATTTTAGCCCATTTCTCATTTGTTTCTCTTGCATGTTGTCTTAAAGGTGTTAATATATATTCTAATGTCTGGCATCCAAAGGATTCTGATGAGAATATGTCACTTCCATTCAACACCACATGATCCATAATTCCTGTTAAACTAACACCTAACAGTCTTTCTTCTTCTGTATTCTTTTTCCACTCTTCACTGAGATATTTAAAATCTGTAAGAGTAGATTGTATTGTTCCTAATATTGTAGCAAGCTCAACCTTACGTTTTAATGTCTCATAAGTATCATCACTTCTTACAATTATTTCTGAAAGATTCAGTTGTATTCACTACAAGTCGTTAATTTGTAGCAGGGAATATTAATACCCATCTGCATATCCCTATGCAGCTTAGACTATATCATCATTCATATTTCTATGAAGCCATGCGCTTCCACTCACTTGAGTGTACGAGTTTCCTCTAGTCGTTGCCCCCGATTTAACTTGGGTCAGGATTACCTGTTCTAGGCTTCCCCTGAGTTCACATGGTTTTAATTCTGCTAATTTTAACAGAACTGCTTATCCCTTAAAATAATTTCGCTGCAAGGGTTTGTTCCGTAATCAATATCTTTACTACGTCTATTCCACTTATTGGCTTGTGTTTTAGCCGCTGCTTTATTATAAATTCCCCGTTCACCAGACTTACTTTCAATGAGAGCAGTCATTTCTCTCATGTATGTTTCTAAATCTGGCTTCTCTGAATACGCTATACTGTTATTAGCGAGGGCATATTCTGGATTGTTTTCCCACCAACTACCAGACTTGGCATGGCGCATTCTATCATCAGATAGGTTAGACAGGGAAATGAGAGCAGAGCGACGAACACCACCCACCACGACAACCTGTGCAATTTTGCAGACAATACCATGTACCTCAATGCTAGTGAGCTTACGTAAATCTGCACCACTAAAAACACCGACAATATAATTGAATAGCTCATTTAATGGTTCTGGGCCTGATGCCCTTCCTCCGAAGGTTTTTAAAGGGGTTCCTGCTGGCCGAACCTTAGACAAATCCCATGTGATGTTTTTATTACCGTTATACAATTCAACAATAAGTATTCGTAAAGCTGATGCCCATCCATATTTGGAATCTGCAACAATGATTTTATTTTCTGTTCTATCATAAGTTGACAAATCATCTGAGGACACCCCAGGGAAATTCTTTTCATTGTGTTCATAAATGTTCCTTGGAAGTTTATGACCGACCGTAGGTAGATTAGCAATCACTTGTCTCTCACAGCTAAAGCCAACACCAGTTCCACATAACAGAATGTACATCACTTCATCAAAACAAATAGGAGAAGATATACATATTGTAACAGGCTCATCTAGCCCTGCTTCTCTCATCTCATCTGTCAATACATGAAGCTTCTCTCCACTCCCATTCATTTCCCTATAGCTACAATTATAAGCAGCTACATTATCCCTGTCACAAGCAATACCAGCAGACATGAGCAATCTCATTGATGGCATTACTTCTAGGTTTAGTATTGCTTCTCTAAGCCTATCCATAGTCTTATAAAACTCTGGATTATTAGCTTGACCTTGACATTTGTGCTCTAAGTATTTAATAAGCCTATCCACTGTTTCCTCATATGTTTCTCTACGTTTAACATCTTCCCTATAACGTGAATAACGCGATAGGTGGATGATTTTTTGGTATACACTTGGTAACTCTTTTTCATTGTGTTTATTCATAAATACTAACCTACTCTCATATAATCTTCTCGTTCAACAAATATAATGTCTAATCCGTGAATAACATCACAATCTTCATCATATCCTAGTTCTTTCTTTATTTCATTCCATTGGTTTTTACCAAGATAAACTACCTTAGCATACTTATTAAACTTAATGAAAAATCTAAACTCATCATCTAATATCTTATCTAGGATAGTTTTCTCTTTCCACATATATGGAACATTCCATAAATTTATTGGAGGTAATTTTAAACTAGGCCACATAATTTTCATCCTTTGAAGAAAGCCATCTATTAATTGCTACTTGAAATTCAGGAAGCTTAGGAATGTCTGTACTATATATAGCACTTAAGAACCTATCCTGATCTTTAAGTAGTTCATACTCACTTCTATGAATTGTCACATATTCATCTTCCATCTGTATAGCCACATCCATTATCCATTCTATCTCCAATACTAACAGGGAAATTATCGCTACCCCACCAGTCTATTGCTTTCTCTTTTTCTTGTTGTGTTAAAGCAAAGATACATTTGTTATTCTTACATTCTCCAGAAGAATATCTGGAACACCATGTTTGGTCTTTATAACTCATCATCTTCTAAATCCTCTAATAAACTATCATAACGTTCATCAATGATATCACTAAAACGCTCTACAATGTCTTCTGAGGATACATCTAAGATTTCTAATAGGTGTATCTCAGATTGTTGTTTAAGTCTATCCTTAACATCATTTAGCGTGAGCACGTTTCACTTCCTTTTTCCATTTCTTGTAATATACTTTCCATGCTGTTTCTGAATAATTTACAGAAACATACTTAGCCTTTCTTCTCATCTTCTTACACAATTTAGCATTCATTTTGTACTTATTCCTACTAATGCTGAATTATGCCCTCCGGCATATCCTGGTAGATGAATGCTATCCTTAACACTCCCCTCAGCAATTATAAATTCTTTAACTATCTTACTTCTAACAATGTCATCAATGTTAAATTCATAATGGCATACAGATTTCATGCAGTTTAACACATTTAAGAACTTTTGTAAACCACTTCCTTTTAAATCTGTCTGTCTGTAATCTCCACAGAACACCACCTTACTATTCTCACCAATGCGAGTCATTGTAGTGTAGAGTTCTACATAAGACATATTTTGTATTTCATCAACAACGACAATGCTATCATCGAAAGTAATGCCCCTAAGAAAAGAAGTAAGTCCAAATTGTATTTTATGCTGCTCTTTAAGTCGTTGATAAGCATCTCGCTTCCCAAACAGAATGTTACATATTTCCTCGTAAGGAAGTTCATAAACTGCTGCTTTCTCATTTTCATCTCCAGGTAAATGTCCAATGTCTCTAGCTGATACAGCACTGCGTAATAGGACAAGTCTCTTATATTTATTGTGTAAATTTAATACATCATTTAATGCTTTGTACACAGAGATAAAACTCTTCCCTGTTCCAGCAACACCATGTAAAACATGAATGGGATATTTATTCCAATCATTAAACACATGCTGTTGTGTTGGAGTCATTGGATCAATGATGTATAAATCATCAAGTTTTAACACCAAACCTTTATTTGTTGTTTTCATAGTCCTTTCTTGCTATGGCATCTTCATCAGAATATGTATTGTTTGGGAATCGTTTACTAAGTTTTACCCTATTAGCATATATTACTTCATCATCTGTGAATTCTAGGAGGTTTAACATATGTTGGTAATAAAATCTAATGTCTCCTAGTTCTTCTACTAATTTAGAAACATCCAGAGTTTTCCCATATACCCAATGTTTCTTAGAAATATCCAATACTTCTCCTGCTTCTCCTGCAATTCCTGTAGCTGCATGATGAATGTCAGAAGCATAGTCTGGCATTTTCTTTGCTAATTTTCTTACAAATTGAGAATAACTATCTTCCATATTTATTCCTTAAAAATTCTATACTTATTGGCTGAGGGTAGGCAAATCCATCTTCAACCTCCTGTAACATCCATATCTGTCTATGCTGTTTATTACTCTGAGGATTTAAATAATCCTCATCATATGGTGTGTATATTCCAGCAAACAACCCTAACAATGGTGTTCCATCTGCCCTACGCTGTGACATATCAATTTCACTAGCTTGTACATGTCCCATTACGCAAGACATATGTTTCTTCATAACTAATGCTCTAGCACTGGTAACAGGTTTACCCATAACACCAGAAACAAAATAATGACAGAATGAAATACCTCCAATTGTTACTGGTTCTAGGAATGGAATGACTTCCCATCCATATCTTTCATATTCCAAATCATCTATAGAAATTAGACCTTCTAGCTTCCTATCATTCTCAATAGCTTTATTTATTCTATTCTCATGGTTTCCAAGTGTCAATACCATCCTAGGATTCCACTGTTTTCTTTTACTCTGTTGTAACCTAGTTCTTTCTTGATGTATTGGCCATGTTAAATAACACATAGCTTCATGACATGATTCCACATCATCTGTATATCTTCTACCTTCAAAACTCTTCTTCCCCACATCATAAGAAGAAAGAGAAGGCATATCAGCAAAATCTCCGATTTGAACAATAACATCTGGTTTCTTGTCTACAGCATACTGCCCTACCCACCTAAGGAATAAAAAGTCTTGTCCTGGCTTTACCTGGACATCAGGTATTACGAGTATTCTCATAGTATTTGGTAGTTATCCGCAAGAAAATTCCGCAATTCAGTTATATCATCTGGTTGTTCCACTGATCGTTCATAATCTGACAAGTGCAAACAATCTAGTAATTCATGCAAACTATTAGCTTTCTTTTTACTCATTGTAATTTGTATATTACCTTTTGCCGTTTCTTTTATTTTCATTTCTTTTTAATTCTTTCTCCCCTTTGGTTTTTACATCATGGCATTTAGAACAGAGTGTTTGTAAATTTTCTTTAGGACAGAACATTCTTTCTATATACACATCCCAATTAATAAACCCTTCCTTTGGAGACACAACAGGTTCTATGTGATCGACACATATTTGAGAAGCTGGAAAATCTTTCTTACAGCCAGCACATTTGTAATGTTGTGCCATTCTCCCTGTTTTCTTATTTATCTTCTTCTCTGTCTTAGCTTCCCGCAAAGCATCATTCCTAGGTGGATAGCGCATTGTACCTCTACGCAATAAAGAAATTATCCAGCTACGCCACTTGCTATCACTCCAGCCTTTAATCGGAGATTTCAATTTCTAAATCTTTTTTTAAATTCCTCGAGAAATTTGTCAGCCATTTTACAATCTTCTTTAATATTTATTTCAGAAGTAAAAGCTCGATTAGGATTTCTTGATATAATATATTTCAACCAAATTTCTTCATCTGTTAAATTAAACAATTCCATATATTTCTTTCCTTATTGAATAGGTAATACCAAGTTCACGCCATACCCATAGTAAATCGCAGTTCCTATGGAACCGTTGTATACCCTGCTCTTCTAAATATCTATATCTTCCTTCATCTCTAACAGCCTCTTCACTATTATCTAGTTCAAACTGAATATATTGAGATTTGCATACATTGTACATCTCTGCTTCTGTTTTACAATCTGCTAGAAGTTTCTCAGCTTTCTTAGGGCCAATTCCATGTATTCCTTTTATATTGTCAGAAACATCTCCTGTTAAAGCTTGTGTAAAGAATCTTCTCATTCCTTCTTCTTTGGATATTTCTCTAAATATTCCTTCTCTAACAACCTTACCACTTCTAATAATAGGCCAAGAATAATGTAGTCCAGGTACTTGTAATAAATCTTTATCTATTCCACATATTATAGGCTCTAGTGGACAAAAGTTTAATCTAGCATATTGGCCATAGACAGAAATAGCAGTATCATCATAAACTCGGGCTGCTTCTTCCTCAGATGTAAATCTACCTATAGCATGGCGTTTTCCATCTATATTTATACCAACTTGCCATTTATTTCTACTAGCATCCCAAGAAATACCTTTGTAGTTTCCTGTACGTTTTCCAGCATTCCAAGAATTTTGTTGGTTGTTTACTATTCTTAGATTTGTTCTACGATTATCTAATTTATCTCCATTAATATGATCTCCATAATATCCATATCCAGGTGATAGCATTTCTTTGTGTAAATAAACTCTTTTATAAATACTACCATCTTGGTATCCTCTATAAGCATATCCTGATTCTGTAACACTCCATTTATATTTATTGATCCATTCATAATCTAATGGAGATACCTTCATACATCCACCATTACCTAATGAAATGGTTTTGTATTCCTCATTATTTATAAATTGTAATCTTAAAGTGTTATATAAAGTTTGAGAAATTCCACAATGGTCGTCTGCTTCGTATCCATTACATTCAACAGCATCCCATTCTTCTATTAAATGCTGCCGCAATGCTTCCCTATGCTTTGGATCATCTCCTGTTCTGTTTGCTTTATATGAAGGATCAATTTCCTTCCTGAAGTTGGATTGTCCAGAGACAAACAACTTCCATTCAGAACAACCACTGTCTCTAATGATGTTGTTTATACAAACATCTAAACGACTCTTAGCAATGTCAACAGATACATCCTCAGACACTAATGCTGTAGCAAATATTGGTGTATCAGCTAGGAGTCTATAAGAGCTGTTAGCTTACTCATAGACTAATTACCTCCTTTATGGGACAACTACCCATATTTTGTGTAACAAACATATGCATTAGAACACTTTGGAAATAAAAGATTCTGGCACATCAAACATTCTCTGTAGTATTCCATCCATATCAGTATATTGCACTGTGTAATACAATTTATCCTCTACTAAAGTAACTCCCACCACTTTGACACTTACATGAACAGTGTCACCAAGATTAAATTTATTTATATTCATTTTACTTTTCTCCATATCCACAAAACCAACAAGTGAAGCGGGCTGTGTTTTTCTACTGTTTAATACCAATTAAGCAACTATTTTTCCGTTGATTATTGAGCAACCGCCACGCCTAGCCACAGGTATTTCAAATCTTTCGTAATAACGATCCTTTTCTTCACGTGCTTTTAATACCATAGCTTCAGGAGTGCACAAATCATCTTTACAAAGCATGACTTCATGTCCTTTGTCTGTTTTAAACGGCTTAAATTTTTCATACGCACCGAATTCTCTATCCGCTTCCATTGCTAGTTGCAGAGTTACATAGCCGAACTTATACTGTTCACCTACAGGTATTTTTACCCCGCAACAATGACAAGTAGGATCACACCCTACCGAATTAAATGCTCTATGCATTTCTTTCGTCATTGTTATTAATTCGTCAGTTTTTAAATCGTTTATATCCATATAATCTGTGCATTAATATTTTTAAGTAACCCGGCATGGTGCGCATCGTTGAGAGGCGTGCCGGGTGTTGTTGCTTACTCTGCTAATTCGTAATTGTCATTAAAAAATTTCTCCGCCACATACCATCATTTATCTTCTTGGTTTTGTGGATTAATTGCGATCATCCCGCCGATTTCTGGAGTGTCTTCTTTATTAACAGAAACCCCCGTCAAATCTTCTCCAGGTTCATACGGTCGCATTGGTTGCACGTTCTTCTTTCTATAGTTCTTGTATCTGCTGTCTAAAGCCATTTTACTTCTCCTAGTAAGTTACCAGCCCTTTATGGCGGCTGGCGTTATTTCTCAAGAACCAACAAGAAAGGCGACTGGATTCGATACCAGCTTACCCAGGCACTACCCCGGATATTTATTTGTGCAGGGGGCTTATCTCTATTCACAACTGGCGTTCTTGGTTAGTAGCCTTTCCCGCGCTTGTGTGACTTCATGGCCCCGTCCGTCCTGCACTGCGTGTTCCTATCCACGCCGCGCCTTTCTTGTTGGCCCTCCGTAAGGTGGAGGATACCTGTTGGTTGCAGAGATCGCATCTGCCTACACTGGTGCGATGCCAGTCGTGTTCCGCGCACCCATCCATTACTTAACTCGAGTATTTTCTTGGATAGGCTATACACTATTCTCACTAGATGAATAAACCAACAAGCGATAAGCACTAATACTAGCTAGTCGTTTCACCGCCAGAGAATCCCAACGGATCAGTGCTTATCCTTCTTGGTGCTAGGCTTCCACTAGCATCACCGCGTTTACGGCTTGGGAGATATTACTTATTGATACTGAATTTCAAATCTGTGATCCAGTGGTTGCGTTCTTTACACTCAGAAATAAGCAGATCAAGTAAACTTAAAACTGGTAAGTTCGTGTCGTCGGAGTCGTGCGTTTCGTGTGCAATTTGTTTCAATCTTTCTTCACTAATTCCGCGCATAATTTAATTTCCTATAAAGGAATATCATCTTCTATATCTTTTATAAAATCTGGATCTATTTCTCCAGGTAAACCCCTACCCATTACCCAATCTTCAAAAATAGTAGCATTTTGTAACACATTTTTTATATCTACTTTCTTACTCCCATTTAATTCTGCTAGTTTTAGTGCTGCTGTAATACTGCTCTGCCGTATAATGTATTTCTGTGTTTGGGCACGTTCTTCTGCTGTAGCATATGTGCTTGGAGCAGGTTTTGATGTATTATCAGTAGCTGGTTTTGAAACACCAGCATTAGTGGTTCCTTTGCTAATGCTAGTCCAATTCCAGAAATCATCTTTCTTTTCTAGCACTGCTGTGAATTCATCACCAGGAGATAGATTTTCCAGGCCGTTCTTCAATGCTGCATTAAATTTCAGTGCATTTGAATGAAATGGTTTTGTTTTTGTTTCTCCCTTTTCATCTTTGTACACAATCTCAGCACCTTTATATGTACCATTCTGGCCTTTAACAGTGGCATTCATGTCAATTACAATTACTTTTCCAACTATATTCATATTAATACTCTCCTATAAAATCATCAATTAAATTAAAAACTACTGATAAATTATCATCCTGGCTTCTTGTCCAATCTTCATGGAGTACATAGCATGCTTCTTTTCTAGTATTATAACTTGTACGTGCCACAATATCCCTTATAGCGTAGGCTTGTTCTGGAGAAATAGTAATTTGTATATTTCCATTCTTTGTAGTTTTAATCTTAGCCATTACATTCCTTTAAATATATTTATGTTGTCTCATTGCTTCATCTACCATTCTACGAAATCCTTCTAACTCATCCTCATCAGTAGGTTCTATTCTACCACTTTCTTCTGCTACTTCCAAAGCATATTCATGTCTATCCATTTTCACTTTAAAATAATCCTCAACATCTAGCATAATAAACTTTAAACGTTGTTCATCTGTTATCATTTTATTTCCTTTAAATGGTACATATCATGACCGACCAATATCTCTACTTTTGTTGACAAATCAAAATTTACATTAAATATTCTGCTAATATTTGCAGGTACATCTTGGAAAACATTGTACAGCAATTCTACTGACTTGTCAACAGATTTATTAGGAACATCTAAACAAATTGAGTCATGTACAGTATTAATGAGACAGCCTTCTATTCCTGCTTGTTTCCATCTTCTATACAAAGACACTCTTGCTATTGATACAACATCAGCCCCAGTGCCCTGTCAGTTATGTTACGAATACACCGCTTCCGTATATTCTCTATATGTCGCCATATAGCTCAGACTATATCATCAACCATTAGGTTGTCATGCGCTTCGGGAGTGCTACCCCCTACTCCATCACTGGATAGTCGTTGCTCCTTACGTTGTCGCCAATGTAATTTTATATGTTCAGAAACAGTTAGCATTTGTAAATTGGAAATATCATTATTGTCAATGTCTCCATCAATATGATGTATCACGTAACCTTTCGGTAGACAGTTCATATTATTATGCTTACAGTATATATAAATATGTTCGAAAATACGAGAATCTTTTGTATTAGATTCCCACCATTCTGGTTTAAAAACTGTCTTGTACCCCATACTTCTGCTAACTTCTATGGCATTGTGATGTTTCATACCTTTTTTATTATACATTGGATTTTTATCTCCAAGTTTTGATCTTCTGGCACGTAAATTCCATAATGCTTTTCTTTCTTCTACTGACAAATATTTTCTGGAAATTTCTCCAACTAACCAAGCAGATACATTAAATTCCTCTGCTATTTCATAATCTAATTTATCAGTAGTCCTAATTACATTAACAATTTCATCCACTTTGTTTTGTGGTGTTTTATTCCATACCATACTTGTAGTTCTCCTTAAAAGGACTTAGACATTGTATAGCAAGAATAGTTCAACGTCTTGGATCAGGATAATCTCATAGAGACTTCCCCTGAGTTCACATGATTTTCATTAGTGCATTACTACACTAAGCCGCTACTTTGTTTAACGGGAAAATTTTTTACTTGTGTTGTAGGTATTTTAAAACTGCCATATTGCATACAATCCCATTTAAAAGTTCTTCCTAAGGGTGTTGTAAGCATTCCTGTTTTACCTACTTCAGAACATATTTTCTCATGCCATGCTGCTATCCCCTGATATTTATTATAGAATTTCTCTATAATCTTTTTCCAATATTTAACATCCTTTGAAATAAAATTCATATCAGGATCATTAGAAAATCCGTATTCCATAGCCCCATATAAAAGCTTAAAAAGGAAAATTTTGGCTATTACACGTTCTGGAAATCCAAATATTCTTTGGTTTTCTCCATGCAAATCTACACCATCATTAAGTTCTTTATATAGGGTTTTGTCTTGAGAAAGCCATGCTGCTACAACGACTTCAGAGTCCCTTAACGTCGGCTTGGACTATCAAGGTAATTCACCTCCTTCTGAATACTGTTCACATTCAGTGTGAAATCTCGTGGGCATAAATTTCTTTGTTATCTTGTCGGCATTTTGCATATTAGGTTTACTACTGCTGAGTCTCCCGGTAATCGCAACACACTGGTTAAAAGATGTATGTAACATATCTTTTTCCCAATCCATTTCATCAATAAGCTTTGTATATCCCTCCAGGTATGTTCCCCTTAATTTCTCTATTTTACTATATTCAAGAATAATGTCAATAATTTCTTTAGCTTTTCCTTTAGCTTTGAGAGAACGCAGAGTGGGTTCATTTACTTGCCATTGTGTATGTTCTGTTTCTTCACCTTTATCTATTCTTGTTTGACTTTTCTTTGTCTCTGTTTTGTCTAATGGCTCTACAAGTCTTTCAAATGTTGAATGAACTTGTTCAATTTTATACCTTACCTGACCGACCTTTGCACCTGACATATAATGTCCAACAGGTATCCGAATATCCGTAGTGATAGTGCCGCCATACAGAATAGCACTAATGTCGTCATTGCTAGTAATAGAAACGTCAGTGCTACCAACAAGGCAATGAAATCGTGACAGAAGTTCAGTGCATTTAATTTCCAATTCTTTAGCATATGTCATAGCCTTTTCTGTGTTAAATTTAATTCCCGATCTCTCCATGTCTACAAGACAAAGCAAGTCCATACATTGTATTTTAAATAACTTATATAAATTGGGATTCATGTACGAATAACCTCTCTATTCCACTTTTGGAACCTGTATTCTTTACTAAAGTGTTATTAACTTCTTTCTCCCACACACACACAAAATCTTGTGGTGCAGTATACTCACTAACAAATACTCTATGTCCAGAGTATGTTTGCTGTCTAACCCATTCCCAAAAGATAGTATGGTCAAATTTATCCTTGTAGTTAGTAGTATTTAGATAAGGTGGATCACAGTATATAATGCTGTTTGTTGGAATTACAATATCTAAATAAGATTTGTTTTCTATACATATACCTTGTATACCATTGTACTGTTTTAAGATATTCTTCTTACTTTCTAAGGTGTAATTTCTATCCTTGCCTTTGGTATCGACACCTCTTGCATACCCTCCAAACCATTTACCGGCATAGGAACATCCGAATCCAACAAAACCTACTAAATAATTTGGATAATCCGCATTGTTATTTTTAATATCTGAATATTCTTGCTCTGATACAAAATCAGGTGGTGTCCACCCTGCTTGTATTGCCCTAAATAGGGCTATCAAATACTCATTGCTGTCATTAGCAAGTCTATTACCAGTAATTTTGTCGATTAAATTAAATCCCCCAACAAACGGTTCTACATACCACTGATGGGATTTTCTATTTCTAGTGACAATGGGAATTATATACTTAGCATGCCTGTTCTTACTACCCATGTATTTCATATGATTACTC